CTGATCCTGCAACTGTTATGTCCCCCAGAGCTGACGTTCCTGCAACACCTGTTACACTGACAGCTCCCGTAGAGGAGACCCCTACCGCATTTATAGCTGTAGTTCCACTTACCCCTGATAAGAATAATGTAACCCCTGGCTGGTCAGCAATCGCTGTTTCTGATATAGCATTAAAGCCAAGCATACTTTATCCTACTAAAATCCCAGTAAACGAACTATGTTCATTTTCATAAAACTGTGTGTCTCCTGCTTGAGAAATCACATCTACATAAGCACTAGCTCCCAATTGAATTATTGCAACTGCATTTGTTCCACCACCACCTCCAGTGTTTGAACCATTAATGCCGTATTTAATACCACTGACTGTCTCAACACCACTTATACGAAACATAATTCTTCCTTCTGGTGTGGAATCGTTTGTTATCGCACTAACAGTAAAAAGATATCTTCCTGCAAACGGAGCCGTAAATCTATAAGTCGAGGTATCATAATGTGAGCCAGTATTAACTGCTGTTGCGTTAAAAGGTAAAACAGTGCCTCCACCTCTTGTCTGATAAAGAGCATTTCCAGACATATAAGCTGCGAAGTAGGGTTGATTGGGAAATAACACACGCCCACTACTATCTATCGTTAAAGCACTTGTACCACCAGAATTTTTGATAGCTGTAACGTCTGACCCTAACGTGCCATCTGCTATAAATTTTGCTAATTCTGCTGCTTTGCTCATTTTGGTTCCTCTGGGAAATCAGATTCATCTATTCTTGGACTATTAGGCAAAAACTTTGGAGTAACTGTTTTTGTTAAATCTCTAAGAGCTTGTCTATATGTTGCCCACTCTTTTTTCTTTTCATCAGACAAAGGACTGTCTGGTGCTTGTGTCCAATCACACTTTGCTAGTTTTTTATTTCTTAGTCCTCTAAAATGTTTTAATTCTATTGACAAATCTTACCCCACAAAAAAGCCCATCCAATAAGAGTGACTAGCATAAATATCATTTCGCACTGCTATATTCACATAATCCCCTGCAACCAAAGACATAATCCAACCAAATGCAAATGTATTATCTGAGTAGTCATCTGCATTTGCGTGTAAAAAGAAAGTATCCGTCCAAGCACTTCCATTTTTCATTATTCTCCCAGTATTTGAAGCATCGCCTGTATCGTTTGTATATAGATTGCAATTAAATTGATATAAACCATCCATTCCAGATGGAACAGTAAATCTTCCAGTCGAATCATCATAACAACTACTTACATTCGTCTGAACTTCAACTGCTTGGTTTGATGTTATAAAATAGGTGGTATCAGAATCGCCATGATCTTTCCATCCACCAGAACCTTTAACATGAAAGTGTATGACGTTAGGTGTTTTTACTCTACCACTTGAATCAATAGACAAAGCCGTATTTGAGTTCGTTGCGTCTTGTATGGTATTTACTTTAAGTATTGATGCCATTGTTTATCCTATTAAATATCCAGAAAACCATGTAAGATTTTCATCTGAAGATGATGTTCCATATACATTTACGTTATGCTGAACAACTTGAACAGTATCACTTGCTGAAAGAGATGCTATAACAGACATACTACTTCCAAAATCATTATCATCTTCAGTACGATTTTGAACTTTGGTATAACCTGAGCCATTTTTATATAGAGAGGTAGCAAAGTAAGAATCTGAACCATTATTGTCGCTTAGAACATTAAATGAAAAGCTATATAACCCTGCTATTGGAGCCGTAAAAATTCCAGTGCTATTATCATAGTGTGAACCTTGATTTAACATAACAGTATCAAATACAACAGTTCCAGTGCTTTGACCGCTAGTTCTTCTTGCCAAAAATGCAGGTCTGTTTGTTGATGTCGTAACACGTCCACTACTATCTATCGTCAAGGCACTTGTGCCACCAGAATGTTTTATTGCATCTACATGAAGTTCACTTGCCATTATCCTGCAATCTCATAAGCTGTTATTGTTGACCTTGAGGTATTTAAAGTACTCATTGTGCAATCTCCATCACAGTTATTCTTGCACTACCATGATAACTAGCGTTATTAAAATCTGCGTAAGAACTGCCTTGTAACTTTGCACCTTGAACTTTATAAGTTTGACTATTTGTATTGGCAGGCGAAGTTGCAACTGATACTGCAATATTGTGCATAAATCTATCGTTTGCACTATCTGTATAGTGTCCTACTCCATAACCAACATCTGTGTATAAAGCAGAACTTCCTCTTAAAATTTTTATTCCCGCTGTTTGCCAAGTAGTTGCTTGTGCAGGTATAAAAACAGCAAGATTGACAATGACATAAACAAGACTAGTAGAATATTTACACGCATAATCTAATGTCATGTTAGTTATATCAGTATAAGTACTACTACTAACTTGTGTACTATTAGCAGCTGATTGGGTTTTGTAACCAACTATATGTCCTTCAGGCATTTCAATACTTCCAGATGTAGTCTTGCCCTCAATCTTATCTACTAATAATCTACTGGTCATACTATTGTATACACTCCGTTAACTGTGATTGTAGCATTTGTAACTGTTATAGGTCCTGCTGACAATCCGTTTGTACCACTTGGTATTGTTATATCTGCCGTAACGCTGTTGCCGTTGGTTCGTATTATACTGTCATTTCCAAGAAAAGGATAGCGTGTATCTGATTCTGCTTTGGTGTAGCTGTTGGCTATGCTGAAAGCGTCATATACTATAATCTCTACTACATCATTCAATGATGCTCCTGTTACTAGGACAGCCGTAGTGCCTGATGTAGCTGTGTAATCTGTTGCAGGCTTGAGTAAAACACCATTCTGATAAACATCTACATACTCACCATCTGAATAAGTAAGCGTATTGGAGTTAGCATCGGAACCACTAAAAGATGTCTGTCCTGCTGTGGCTTGGTAGATAAAGCGTGTTCTAACGCCTTGGTTTGGTGCTTTTCCTATGTATGGCATATTGTTATCCTATCTTACTTGCTTCATCTCTTGCTTTACGATTTTTGTAATCACTTCGTGCAAGAACTAATTTAACAAAGTCAGCTTGGTTGCTTGGTATTGGATCAGTAAAAGAACTGTCGTTCATTAATTTGTCTGTCCACTCTCGTTGCATCCTCTTCCAACAGTTATTTATTTTGCCTGTCATTGCGTCTTGTACCCATGTATTAACATCAAGCAACTCGTTATTTAGTATACTCTGTTGAGTGTCATCAACTTCTATTTTTAATGTAAGTTTTGCCATTTTATATTCCTTTTTTATGCTACTAAATAGGCTGAAAATGATGTGTGTGCATGAGTGCTACTACCCTCTAAATTCGCTTGTGCTGTGCCATTTGGTTGATAAAAATTTACTTTTGCTGTGTCACTAGCATCCATGTCCATTAAAATAGCAATGACGAAACTATGTCGCCAGTCTGCATCCCCCGCCTGTGTCCTTAATACATTTTGAACACTCCTGTTAGACGTGACTAATTCAATTAAACAATAGTTTGCATCATTTGGAAGTGATGTCATGTATACCACCACATTTATTTGATATCGTCCTGTAACTGGTGCTGTAAATATTCCAGTAGAATTGTTATAATCCGCACCTTGATCGAATACCTCTGAATCAAACACTATCGTATGTGCTGTATCAACAGAAAGATTATTTGTAGTAGATGATTTTCTAGCAAAAAAAGCAGGTTGTAATGGCTTAGTAATATGACCATTAGCATCAAAACTCATATGTGATGTAGTACCTAATGAAGAACCTAGACCTATGGTTAAGCTATCTGTACTATCGTCTAGTCCAATATGAAAGTCTTGGGCATTTCCATCAAACACAATAGAGTTATCAGATGCTGTACCATCCCCTAATGTGCCTAATCCTTTACCTCTAACTTTAGTTAATCCCACTTCTTACTCCTAGCTTGGTTTAGTTGGAAAGGTTACACTACTCATGTCTAAGTTACCATTACTGTCTAACTTTGGATCAGCACTTGCAGGTAAGTCTCTCAAGGCTTGTCTATAGGTTTTCATAGCACTCGACATGGTCACATCACCTAACGCAGTCCAATCTGTTTCTGCCAGTAATCTATCTCGTTCTACACGAAGCAATCGCATTGGCTCACGGCTTTGCAGTAGCGTCTTTTCCCCTGCTACTTGTGCATAGTTTACACCCCAGTCCTTTGGGTCTGCACTTTCGATTGCTGAACCATTTTCATCTGCTCCAGTAACCTTACGAAACATTTCGTTAAACTCTTCTTCATTTGTAGGCTCTCCT